AACTGCCATACCGGCGTCGTACCACAACTTATCTTTGACATTATAAATAATTGCGTCGTTGCATTCTGTTACATTACCACGGGGGTAAAAAAACCAGATCTCATTGAAACGAGGAACTTTAGTAGCCCAAACTTTTTGACGTTGTTGATAGTTGATATTGTCAAAAAGATAGTTGACGTTTTTATCGTTTGGCAAAACTTGCACATTACCATTGTACAAGTAAAACCGGTCAACGCCCATCCAGAAATAAACACCGTCCATTTCAGCCACGGCGTTAGACGACATGATAGAAATTTGGCTACTGATAATATCGTAAGACCAATAGTTAGGTGCTGCTGCAGCATTAAACGATACGCGAATCAAACTGTCAGTAGCCCAAAACAAACCAGAGGGCGAATTAGTACCACCCCTCATGGGCATACCCTTAACTATTTTGGAACTTGCAACGTTGGTTTGGTTGGCAAGGGGGCCGTTCCAATCGTAGAGGTTCTGAAGGTCGTAAGTAGTACTGATATTATTATTAGCAATAAAACCATTCGACCCATAGACAAAAATAAATGGATAAAGAACACAAACGCCACCGTCAACCGAAATTGGCTGGAACGTAGGATTGGGTCCTGCGCTATCAGACAAGCCGCTAAAAGACCAACTATCCCCCGTACTGGGAACAACATTGCCCACTAAAACTTGGGACTTTACAGCATTGTCAATGCTATTTAGGTTAAGACCTGGGTGGGCCAGTAATTGAAGATTGCCACCAAGCGGACTAAAAATCGCATCAAACTGCCAATCGTTTCTGGTATCAGAAGAAAATACAGTGCCTTTTTTCCATACCTCTGTTACTGTAACACCAGAACCCAAAGCTGGCGTAAAAGTTATTACGGTGCTTGGTGATGTATAAGTCGGGGTTCCAGAAACAGTGTATGTTGTGGGCGTTCCAGACTGACTAAAAATAATTTGAGTGCCGTTTGGAAACGCACTTACAGCGTTGCCAGTAACAGTGATTGTTGTGGTGGTGTTAGTTGTGACCGTTGCCGAAACTGTGCCGTTCAACATTGTGCCAGTGAAAGGGCCCGCGCCAGATCCGTAAGTAGATCCAGTACCAAAAACATCTAAGCCATTTGCGTTACCAGCAAAAACGTAGTTAACGCCGTTATAAGGCTGGGCAAACATGCCACGATACACGCCAGTAAAACTACTAAACGTTTCCCGATAGCCGCCCATCTTTTTGGCAACACCACGTTGAAACCTGCACCAAACACCATCGGTAAATTCTTCTGTTTCAAAAACAGTGCCGTCCCGCTTTATACCTGGCTGAATAGCCAAAGTATAAACGGAATTAAATTGTTCTTGGTTATTTAAATCTGGCATTAGAATGAACCGCCAGTGATCAATTGAGCATTCAACTGGGCCGCTACCGTAACCAAAGGTTGTGCGGTATTAGAATTGTCTATACGAATAATTTCAGTTGAATTTGCAGAAAGGCCCAAAATACTTGTGCCGTCCAAATACATGCCTGAGTGTAAATCGCTATTAAAAGAAAAGGACGGCAGTCCTGCAGTACCATTTGAAGCTCTATAAACACTGGTTGAACTTGCATTTAAAATATACAAGTTAGTACCGTTACTCAACACAGTCACAATACTGCCAGTAGTCAGCGTAATGGTTGACCCGCCACTTCCAGCTAATTGGAATATGATATTATACCCAGCTTGGCCTGTGTTATTTGACAGAATATAAAACTGTGTTATGGCGGGCAAAGTGACTGTTAAATTGGCAGTACGAGTGCCAGATTGAGCCACATAAGTTTGAATGATGGGCGCTGATGCTTGCAAACTAAAAGAGTTGCCTGAGATCGAGTCAACGTCATAAGTGCCCGAAGTAAATGTCACGTTGGCAGTAGAAGCTAAACCCACTGTAATAAAAGACAGTGTGCTTACATCATAAAAGATAAAACCGGAATCGCCGGGATTGGCAACCACAGCGCTCACGCCATTGATAGTGGCTGGTGATTGAGCTGCAAGACTTAAAGCACCGGTTCCAGAATTACGGAAACCAATGTACCATCCCGTTGTGATGCTGGTTGGCAAAGGCAAGGTAAATGTGCCTGCACCGCCGCCCCACACAAAAGTTGCCGCACGACTGGCGTCATTGATTGTTGGTGCTGAAGTAACATCAACAATATTTTGAGTCGTTGCAAGCTGGCCAGCCAAGGTGGTAAGACCAGCACCTTGCAAGGCCGCTGCGCTGGCCGATGATGTACCGGCACCAAATGTTACGTTATTCCAAATGCCACCAACCGTAGAATTGTCGGTCAAGTAGAAGTAAAGGCTGATACCAGGCGCAATAGAAACAGATTGGCCCGAAGCTGCATTGGTAACAAAGAAAGCGTAAGAACCAACGTTGCAGATCAAAATGTCTGCGCCCAACGTGCCTTGAGTGGCATCGGGCAACAGAATTGTTTTGTTGGCTGCTGTTGCAGTTGCGTTGATAATTCGACTGGCTGGCGCTTCTACAGCATTAACAACAGTGGGCCAATATAACTGGGTATTGCCAGAAAATGATAGTGTAGAAAAGGAAACGTCTGTCGGGGTAACAACCGTTCCAGTAAAAGGGGAAACATAGGTTGGGGTTGTCATAGATTAGGGTTCCTGTACAGAAGTGTTCCGGTCCACACGACGAGTATTGTCTTCTTTCTTCAGTGCGGCAAGTGCATCGGTATAATACTGTTTCCACACTGGTAATTTATCCAGTGCTTTCAAAAAGCCTTGAGCTTGCAACAACGTGCCATATAACATAGCTTGGGGTGCTACAGCAGTAAACAAGTTTTGTTGATTTTCCGAATCCAAAGGCTGGATCTCGCTGTAGTAAATAATTTCTACAGGATACGAAGTGTCTGGAATAGGGGCAAAGTTCCAGTTTGAGTAATCATACTCAGCATAGAACTGGGGCTTACCATTTGAAGATTCGGCTTGGTACATCGCCACATAGTCTTGGCTACGCAGCGTAATGGGTTCGCCATTCACCTTCATGCTGACCGTCTTACGCCACCGAGCTGGCTTATTGAGAATGGCTTGATTGGTGGCGAGGGTGGTTTCTACAACAGTCAGTTGCAGATAAGTCTTCAGTTCGGCAGCAATCGAAGACTCCGCCAAGGCAATCAAATTGGGGATTGCCGCCACAAAGTCGGCATCATCCCGTTCGCTGTAATCGATAATGTTTGCTACAAGCGAATCAAAAGTCATCACAACGCTCATTTAAGCCCACCTACATTCTGTAATATAAGCATATTTTTTTCCGGGTTTCCCTTTGCCGTAGCACCAGTATTTAATTGTTGCTTTCGGAATATTTAAGATAATTGAAGCTTCTTTTGCGCTTTTATATTTTGTATTGTTTACTTGGACAGCTTTTATTTGCCCTTTTGCAATACGAGTGGCTTCTCTTGTTATTTGCCGTTTTTTAATGTGTTCTTCAGTATGCGGTTTAGAAACTCCCGCAATAAATTTAGCTTTTTGTTCTTCGGACCAATATCCTACTTTACCCTCGTTCCAAGGTTTGCGGCCAAACATCCAAGGAGTATCCTTGGATTTGCCTTTTAGAGGACTTACATAGTCATCTCCGCGAGGTTGCGTAACCGGGGGTTTTACTCCCCCTTCTGCAATATTCCAACCAATTTGTCTTATAGGCCGTAATTTATTTTCTACAGCGTAGCAATAATCCGAATAACTAATTAATAAAATTTGCTTTATTAAATTTTCCCAGCCGTATTTTTTTATTGCTGCTTTTAGATGCGGATTGTCTGAGTACTTACTATGTCTTTTAAAACGGTTTTCAGTATTACTAGACACCCCAATATACCCCTCACTAAACATGTCTGTGTGGTCTTTATGGCGTATCCAGTAAACAGAAGCGGTATCCATATGTTTAACAATATTATCAGGATGTATAATATTTTATCACGGGTTGAAAATATATCGGGCTCTTATCGCGCTCTTCATCTTCAGCTTGTTGCAACCATTTCATATACTGGCCTTCCAAATACGTGATTCGGGCCAAATCCACACTAGGCAATTGCAAAGACATTTCATGGCTCAACCATGCTTGAACAGCAGGGATCCAACGATTGGGCAGTTCCAATTGGTTGGTCATCGAGCCCACATCCATGATCTGGCTTTCAATTACCAACTGCAACATTTGGAAGTCGTTATTGGGAATTGGCCACAACCACATTTGAGGCGTAATCTGGCGATCAAACCAGTACTGCAACGAACGGGCGCTGGGGAAATCTTTGTTTGGCAAGTTCCAGTAATCGTCACGGTTCAGCCGTGCCAAGGGAATGACTTGCTGAACGTAAGATAACGTAATTTGACGCAAAGAAAACGTTGGGGCTACTGTCTCCCTCAAGCGGTAATTTAAATGCGCCTGAGTGGTGTTAATGGGGTAATAGGCCCATGTTCCGTCTGCCAGTGTGGTAGAGGGGAAAGTTTCAAGCGTGGTCCATGTAACACCGTCTGCGCTGGCTTCCAACACAAAGTTGTAAGTGGCCGAGCCGCCTGGTGCATAGGCATTGAACCCGACGTTTACAATGCTCTGTGCAGTTTGGTACTGTGCGCCAAACCAGTTTTCGCCAACAGTCGATGTGGCATGGTTATTCAAATTCTGAGTAAACAGTGCCGGTGAATTGGGATTATCAACCGGCAAAGCCTCACTAATTTGAGGATAGATATTGTAAGACCAGTTGGCCTCACGAATATCAATTGTGCTGGCATCCAACGGTACAATCTTTTGGTCTTGGATCAAACCAATCAATTGGTTCTTTAACATCCAAAGATTAACACCACGGTTGGACAAATTCATCAGAATATAATACAGAGCCTGTTTGGCTGCGTTGATATATTCCGGTGTTTGCTCTTCCGCAGTCTTACCTGCAGCACGGAAGGCATACTCAATGAGCTGCCCTACCGTGATTTTGGTTTGGTTTGTAGTGTTGGAATAAGCCACGAATTACCGTCCTCGACCAGATGTTCGAGTAGGCTTGTTGGTTACTCGGCTTGGCAAGTTGGCCTTTTTAGGACCAGCCTTGACAAACTCCTTGCCTACTTTTTTAGGAATACCAATGTTGCTCTTGCCTTCGGCAGCAGCATACATAGCACCTTGTTGGGCTTTGCTAACGTAAGGCATCTTATTGGCCTTGTTGCATAGCACGTTGGCGCAACAAATTGTTCAACAACTGTTGTTGGCTTGCACCGCCAGTGCCAGTAGGATCATTCACAGCTTGGGGAGTCGCCATTTGAGGTTGCTGTTGAGGCATTTGGGGCGCTTGCTGTGGCTGAGGAGCTGGTTGTGGGGCAGCTTGGGGTTGGGGTTGTGGCTGGGGTTGGGGTTGTGGCATCATGGGGCGTTTTTTAACAAACGGATTGCCAGCTTGACCAGCTGGGTCACCCACAGCTTGGGGAGTTGCCAAAGGACCAGTAGAGCCGCCAATGTCAAAGCGGGCCATACCGCCTTCTTTCAGGCCCATACCAGCGCCGGGACCAGCAGCCCAAGCGTTCTTGTTCATCACAGCAGAACGGTCAGGAGCAGGCAAACGGCGCATTTGTTCGGCCATAGCTTGAGCAGCGGGAGTGCCGGGAGTAACGCCAGAACGAGCGGCATTTTCACTCAACATGTCGGCATTACGGCTAGACGCACGAGCAGCACGTTGAGCACCCAACAAATCGGCTTTAGAAGGGCCATTCAACATACGAGTAGCGTTGTTGGCCAATTGAGGAGCGCCACTGCGTTCCAAAGCAGGCATTGCATACTCGGACAAAGCAGCGCCACCACGGCCAGCCAAACGAGCTGCCAAACCATGCAAGCCCTTCAAGATGGAACCAAACTCACCGGCAGGGCCACCCACACCTTGGATATAAGGATCTGCATCGCTTGCTTGGAATGGAGCCAAAGTGCCCCGAGCAGCTTGAGCATGTTGAGCAGCGGCCAAGCTGGGATGCTGGTCATTGTCGCCATAGTCAGAAGCATCGTTTTGATAAAAACCAATGTCATCGGCAGAGGGGCCGCCTTGACCACCACGACCAGCACCAGCGCCCATAGGAGCAGCAGGACCACCACGGCGGGTAAAACCACGTTGGGCATTCAAATAGTCACGCAAGTTGTCAAAGCCAGAGTCCTTCAATTGTTTTGCAGTGACAACAGGAGCCTTTTTAGAAGCAGCCGAAGGAGCTGCAGCGGGGCGAGACAAAGGA